TACAGATATTAAAGGATATATTTCAAGAGATAGTGGAGCAAACTTTACACAAGGAACTTTAGTAGATGAGGGAACTTGGGGAACAAACAAAAAGATTTTAGCTTTCCACGATTTAGATATTTCAGGTCAACCAAGTGGTACAAGTATGTGTTACAAAATTACAACGCACAATCAAAGTGCTGGTTCAAAAGAAACAAAAATACACGCAACATCTATTGGTTGGAAGTAACAGTATCACAAAAAGCTACTGACAAAGCTAGTGCTAAAGCAAAGTTAATTACATACAATCGTTTTATAATTACTGAAAATCTAAATGGTCTTATAGTGTCCTGCTATATAAGACACTTCTTATAAATTATTATAAAGCCTATGAAATTTCTACTTGTAGGTACTGTATGTTTATTAACAAATCTTTCTGATCCCACATCAGTAGTTTGTAAATATGTTATCAATGAAGAGCCATACACTCAAGCAGCAGATTGTATTGATCAATCACACCTATTTGTAAATCAATTAAAACCAATGCTCCAGGATAAGAATGGTTCAGTAAAATTTTCTTGTTATCCTTATCAACCAATTAAATTAGAAGGAGAAAAAATATGATTGCCGGAATAACAAAACTATTACCATTATTAAATAAAGCTATTGATCTTGTACCAGATAAAAACAAAATAATAGAACAGAAAGCTGGTCTTGAAAAAGAATTATTAAAAGCATTAGTAGATGTAGATAAAGAACAAGCTAAAATAAATAGAGCAGATGCTCAAGCAACAGGCCCACTATCCTGGATACAAAGATTATGGAGGCCCACTCTTGCCTGGGTATGTGTCTTTGCTTTTATGTTTCAGTTCCTAGTTATACCAATTACTAATTGGTGGTGTGCTTTAAAAGGAACAACAATAAATCTACCTACTCTTGACAGCTCTACATTAATGACAGTTTTATTTGCATTACTTGGAATGACAGGAGCAAGATCATTTGATAAATTAAAAAAGATTAACGATAAAAAATAATATGGCTAATAAAAAAGAATGTGGAAGTTGTGGATGTGAATGTCATTGCGATGGAGATTTTCACAATCATCATTGGGATGGGGATCCTTGTACTTGTGATCATTGTAATTGCTCTACTACTAAAGCAGAAGATTTAACTTATGAAGGAAGATAATGGATTTAAAAGATAAAATAATTTCTATTGCTCTTGCCTCTTTGATAGGCTTGATTGGATTTAATCTTAAAGAAACTTGGACAATGAAGGGTGAGATTATGAAACTTCAACAAGGCCAAGTGGCTTTATATAAAAAGATGAATAAGATTAATAAGGTCATTGCTAAAAAATTAAAGAGGAAGAATAAAAGTGATAAGTGAGAAGGTAATCATACTATTGCTTTTCCTAATTTTACTTGGGGTGGGTTTAGCTGGATGTAACAATACAAAGATATGTCCAGATACAACAACATTAGAAATGGGAGAAACATCTAATGGTAAAGAAAAAAATACTAGGTCAATTAAACAAACTTTTAAGTGGAGTAAGATTAGATGCCAAGACCGGTAAGAAAGTTTATAGTTAAATTAAGAATGTTCTATGCTGATCTTATGGGCCATAAAGGAATGAGGTGGGATTATGAACCTTCAGAAAATTACATGGGTAGAAAGAAGAAACTAAAATGATGGACAAAATTATAACTCTTTGTATAGTTACAATTAATTTATGAGGGAATATGAATTATCATTTTACAGCTTGGCTAATAATTGCTATGTGCATCCTGGCCTATTGTGGAGGGCCCACTAATTAATGAAACCTATTACACAAAAGACATCTATCTCTACAGATATTAAAACAATCATAGCTCTAATAGCTGGAGCTTGTGCTGGACTATGGAGTTATTTTGGAATTATTGAGAGGCTCAACCATATCGAAACTAATAATAAGTTAATGATTTCTGATCTTGAAAAGAATACAGAGTTCAGAATTAAATGGCCAAGAGGAGAGCTTGGCTCGTTACCAGCAGACAGCGAACAGTTCATGTTAATAGAACACATGGCTGGTCAATTAGAAAAACACTCTGAACAATTAGAAAGTGGAATGCACAATAAAGTTAATATAGAATTTTTACAAAAACAAGTAGAGAAGATGGCAAATGATTTAGAAAAATTAAAAGATAAAGTTAGAAAGAATGGTAATCACCAATGACAGAAGTAGTTTTTGCATTATTACTCCTAATGAACAATGAGATTAAAGAGGCAAGAATACAAGACAGCCTCTCGATCTGCCTCAAGCATAAGAGAGAGGCAGAAAGACAGCAATCTAATACTGTTACTTATAAGTGTATTAAGAGTAAGGCCGAGCTTGAGAAAAATATAGATGGTTCAATAACCATTAAAAAACTAATATTAGAATAATAACTAGGTATTGTGGTATTTGATATTATGAGATACAAGATAGATATGGTGGGTTGTATATGATTGAGAGAAAAGTTACTACACATTGTGTTGTTCATTGTGCTGATACACCAGCAGAGATGGACATAGGAGTTGAAGAAATTAGAAAGTGGCATACTGATCCTCCTAGAAATTGGGATGATGTAGGCTATCACTATGTAATTAGAAGATCTGGAATTTTAGAAAATGCCAGAGATAATAAAATGCAAGGTGCTCATTGTGCAGCTCTTGGAATGAATGGAAAGAGTTTAGGAATTTGTCTTGTTGGGAGGGGAAACAACATTACAGAAGATCAATATCTAACTCTTCATAGTCTGATACAAACAATTAAAACAATGTATCCAGACATAGAAGTGATTGGTCATTCTGATGCAGAACCCAAGAAACCCAACTGTCCAGGCTTTGATGTAAAGCAATGGATCAGAGATGAATTTTATGGCTAAAAAAAATAAGTGTATATTAGTTATCAGCGATTTACATTTACCTTATCATAAGAAGGATGCCTTCAATTTCTTACGAGCAATCAAAAAAAAATACCCAATAGATTATGTAGTTAATATAGGAGATGAGCTTGATGCTCATGCCTTATCATTCCATGATACAGATCCAGATCTTTTATCAGCCGGTATGGAATTAGATAAAGCCAAGGAGTACATAAGAGAATTAGAAAAGATGTTTCCTCAAATGACACTCGTACATTCCAATCATTCATCATTAATTTATAGAAGAGCTTTAAGACATGGAATGCCAAGAGCTTATTTAAAAGATTACAATGAGTTCCTGGGTGTTGGAAAAGGATGGAAGTGGGTAGAAGATTTTAATTTAAAAATGAGTAGTGGACAGGAATGTTTTTTCACTCATGGAATTACAGCAGATGGATTAAAACTTGCAATGCAATATGGTAAGTGTGTAGTTCAAGGACATTTTCACTCGAAGTTTAATATACAATATTTTTCTAATCCAGATAGTTTAATCTGGTCAATGCAAGTAGGCTGCCTGGCCTCACAATCCCACATGGCTTTTAATTATTCACGCACATTTAGATTAAGATTTATTTGTGGAGTTGGGCTAATAGTAGATGGACAACCTAAACTACTCCCAATGGTTATGGATAATAAAGGTAATTGGGATGAAAAATTATATTGATAAGTAAAATTGTTTTATTAACATTTATATGGATATTCTTATGGAATTTATCTCAATGTGTGGGAGTAACTAATGGCTAAAGCACCAAAGTGGGGAGTAAATAACTATGTTAAATCCACAAAGAAAAAGATTGGCAGACATAAAAAAAATATGAATAAGTCAGAGAAGAGAATGGCTAAAAAAAAATATAGAGGGCAAGGGAGATGACAGCTAAAGCAGATTGGAAAGAAGTAGTACAGGAATTGAAAGACCAAGTGAGAGTTCTTAAAGATGAGAAGGCAGAGCTGCAATCAAGTGTTAAAGAAAAAGAGAGTGCCTTGAAAAGAACAACACAAAAACTTGAGAACGCAACAGAGGATTTAGATAAAGCTGTTGAGGAAATAGAAGAGCTCAAGAAAGAGAAGGATCCTGTTAAAGAATGAAGTTTATAACTATCAACAACAGGGCCCACGCAAAACTCAAGCTAGTCTGGTATGATATTGTTGGGGATAGTTCTCTTGGTACTGATCACGAGTTCGAGAGAATGAAGGCTGCAAGGATTATTACAGATTGTTACTTGTATGATATGTTTGAAAGTGATGGAGTAGAGTATGTTAGAACCTTTGCCTCATACCAAAACGATGAAGATATAGGATATGGAGATAGGAATGTATATCCGATGGAAGTCTTTAATATAGATAGCCAAAGATCAATCAGAAGTGCCCTTAAATTGATGAAGAAGAGGTCATCCTAGGGGTAAGAGCCTAATAATAAAGAAGGCTCTGTATGGCCCTTAAAATAGCTTTAAAGCCTATCATTAAAAACACCAGCACAAAAATGTCCAAAGACCATATAGCTCCTGTAAAAATGGCGATCTAGCTTAACACCATCTTCATCTTTAACTATTCTATGTTCTAATAGGGTGCTTTGGTGTGGATCGTGGCAAGTATCTTTATCAACCATAACAGGATGATAGAATGGTTGTTCATTAAATTGTAAAAACAATATTATTACCCAGGTTTTCACATTACATCTATTAATTGTTTTATATGTTTATCTTTATCTTCTATTTGTTTTGATAGTTTTTTATTATCTTCTTCTAATTCTTTTACTCTTGTCTGTAACTTACCATTTATTTCTTTATGAGATTTACTAATTGTTTCATAGTTATTATTCTCTTCAACTACTCTATTAATATCTTCTTCTTTTCTTTTGAGCTTATCTTCATACATAGAAACTTTATTAATCATTAATTTATCTGCCTCTTTTTTTGCAGCCTCAACTTGTTTAATAGTTTCTAATTCTAAATTCTGTCTTTTTTGTTTTTCTTCTCTCCACATTTGTAACAACTCTTCATAACTTGAATTGTCATTTGAAGGTAAGCCTGTAGTTGGATCGTGTTTAATTCCCATCTATATTTTCCTTGGGATTTTTTAGTATTACCTTCTCTGCTTTATCTCTATGTCTATCTAGCCAATATTCTTCATAAGGTTTTACTATTACTCCACTAGGAAAATGAGGTGAGTGTTCCAGGTTTAATAATTCTGGATCATTGGCAGCATAGAATTTCTGGTGTGGTTTTCCACCAGGTTCATCAGAAGGCATAGTAATAACCACCACATCATTCTCTCCATCGTATGCGTTAATCAACTCTTTAACAAAGTCTTTCCCAAATCTACTCTTGTATAGGTTCAAGTTCTTTCTCCTTTGTAGTATTAATGAAAGTAGTATCAGCTTTTAATTTATTTACAATAGCATCAGTAAATCTATTAGTAGTGTATTGTAAAGCTAAAATCTTTTCTAAATTATTATTGATCCTAGTTAATTCCACTAAAATTTTTTGAGCAGTTTGACCACCAATCATTTTCCACTCCCATTTAAAATTTCAATACCTCTAGGTTTAGCTGGATGTATTTTAATTAAATGATCTCTCTCTAATAACCGGAGCATTCGATGCACATTACTATGAACACAGCCCATGTGTTTTGCTATCTCTCTAACAGTAGGAGGTATTCTCTCCTTCTTATGATAGGATTTAATGTAATCAAATAACCTTAATTGTTTTTTAGTTACCATCAGATTTGACATTCTTAACCTCCATTTCTTTAAATCTTTTTTTCTCTCTTGCTATTCTTTTATCTAATTCCTCGTGAGCTGCCGGTAATTCTTTAGATAATTCAGATTTTTTAGGAGCCTCAATTTCAACATAATCATTAAGCTCTTTTTTCTTCTCTTCAAAATCTTTGTTTTCATTATTAATTATTCCAACAATAGAGCTAATGTAATTAGTTATGTATTGCATCCATACTTTATTACTCTCTGCTTTAGCTTTGGTAGCTTTATCGATTGCCTGTACCTGGTTCCTATCAACCTCTTCATCATCTCCTATCTCAAGAAGGAATAGTTTTTGTAGAATATATTTAAAAGCATAAGATACAGCTTTACCAAAACCTTTATCTTGATTATCAATTCCTGTACCAGGATAATCTCCTACTTCTAAACTTTCTCCACTATCAATATCAATAATTTTAACACTCATGGTTACACTATGAATATTACCATCTCTATTACTGCTCTTAACTAATGGAATAATTATTAATCCAACTTTATTAAATTGGTTTCTAATAGCATCAGTTACATCATTATGTGTTACTGATTTATAAGGCATATTAGAATTTTTCTTTTTGATATAACCAGCATTCTTCATAACTGTGTGTATCTTCTGTCTAATGTTTTGTTTCGTCTGGATCTTCTGGGGGTTCGTCATCTTTATCTCCTAGTTTGTTAATGTGAAAAGTAAATATTTGGTTTTGTATTTTAAGGCCCTCGATTGCAGCCAGGGCCATAAGCTCAATAAGTTCTTCAACAAATTCAACTCCAATATCAACACCAAACTTTTCCAATATTCGTAGTCGAATGCGTTTAGCACTCTCTTGCCTAGCAAGTAAGTAAGCATTAATTTGAAAATGTTTTCTATCATCTTTTGACACTATGCTTTACCGAGAACCTCCTGTATTTAAGTGGAGGCCCATCAAGTTTTATTACTTTAGTTTTTGCTTTCTCCATTGTGGTATGTCTAACTTCCACATCATTACATTTAACAACCTCATGCTCTCCCATTATTTCTTTCATTCTTTTTGATGAGAGATCTTTAATTTCTTGAGAGGCTTTAATTGCAGTATTAGCAGAATGATAATCATCCACTAATTTCTGGAGCTCATTGTTACCATCCATATTAAAAGCATTTAAAACACCATTACCTATAATTAATTTGGATGCCTCTTTGGTATTCTCTGGAGGATACCAATAGTCTTTACCATTCATAATGCCATCAACCCTAAACCAAAAATCTGTTGCAGCATCTATTAATAGCTGTTGTATCTTTTTATCTGGAAAATATACAAACCATTGTAGATCCCAGCCCTTAACCAATCTAACTAAAAGGGAAAAATTACTAGCAGTTGTCAGCAACTGTGATTGTTGTTGAAACTCCTGGTATAAGGGCACAGGATCTGTAGCAGCACCGGAGAAATTTTTAATTTCAATGTTACCTTCTCCGGATAGTTTATGTTCCACATTATTGTGATCCAATAAACTTATTGTTTTGCTAAATTTTATTTTAGCATCTAATGAACTGCCAATCTTCCCTCCCTTAACTTTAAAAAAATATCCTTGATCCGGAACATCAATTTTAAATGTAGCTTGTTGTTCATCACAGATTTCTTTTAAGTCGTGGGAGAAAAGATTAAGTATAGCTGGTTCTAAATATGTACCAGCCTTAACTTTGGGTAAGTTACTTATGTCATCAGTAACCTCCTCTCCTTTGAGCTCTTTGATGGCTCTTTCCAAAACTTCATTGGGAGTTTGGAAACTTTTATAACCTTCAACACTTCTGATTAAATTTACTATCTTACTAGATCCTAATTCATAATTTTTTAATGATGTATAAACTTTATTTACAGGCATTAAATTGCTCCAGGAAAATAGTAGTAGTAACACTTATCTGAAAGTGCACATAAAAATATTGTGAAGAAATAAATCATAGCAATACAAGCTAGGAAAACAAACCCTTCAAAAATAGATTTCAATATTTTCATTCAGACCTCTCTTTATTGGTGTCTAATTGTTTATCTTGTGGTTCTCTTTTAGACACATTTTGGTTATTATCTACAGGAACATTAGGAGAACACAGCTTTCCATCAATTACTGTTATTGGATAATCAAAAAAGTAATTAACAGGAACCTCTAATGCTAGTGAAAGTTGTTTAATTCTAAAACCACTCACACCATTTATTCCCTTTTCGTACTTCTGGACTTGCTGGAAAGTTACGAAAAGTTCTTTGGCAAGTTTTGTTTGAGTTAATTTTTTGTTTAGTCTTTGCTTTAAAATTCTTTGACCAACTACTTTATTAAACTCACTTGCCTTTAGATCATTATGCGACATCAAAAACCCTCACTCCAGCCTGGAATTGGCCTGTTGAATATAAACCAAATCCCAGATGTGGATTTTCTTTTACAAGTTTTGATACAACATCAGCAAATTGACTTACAGTTAATGCTGGTTCATTTGCTGCACCAAACCCAGAGCTATCACACCACAACTCTCCTCCTTTTAAGATTTTAAAACCATACCACCAATCTGGCACAGCTAATTTATCTTTTAACTTATTAACATTAAACTTCTTCCAA